CAAATTTTTCGCTGTATCGGCAAGGTGTGCCAACAGCGCTTCGTCCTCTTCGTCGCCGCTTTGCGCTGCGCCAGAGGTCGGTACTTGGTCCAGCTCGGCCGCATCAACCTTGACGGCGTTGAGGAAGTTGACGCCCTGTGCCTTTTGGGCCGTGAGCACTTCCACCGCGAACGCTGCCGCCGTGATGCCGGTCTCGAATTTAGCCTTGTTGCTCAACGCTTCCATGCCGGGCAGCGAGATATTGTCAATCTCTTGGATGCGTTGTCGCTCGGCCTGTACTCCCTCCTCGCGCGCGGCATCGAGCGCTGCTTGCGTAGTGCTCCCCTGTGTCTTGCCCTCTTCAACTGCGGCAGAGTAGGCCTCGGGGTGCTTGGATTTAAGTTCTTCCAAATTCATAGCGCGTTCCTCCTGTTTGTTTTTGTTTTCGGGCTGCGGTGGTGGTGTTGACTTGACCGGCAGCATCGCCACCAAAGCCCTTTTGTTCGGAATTTTATCAAGGCTAACGGTCAGCCCATTAAAGAAAGCCGCTGCCTTGTCCTCGGTGAGGTAGGCAACGACTTCCGCTTCCGTGACTTCATCAACGAAGCCTTTATCCTTTGCTTGCTTGCCAGTCATCCATGTTTCCGCTTCAAGCATCTTCAGCAACTCGTCTTTCGCTATGCCGGTACGCCCGTGGTAGACATCCAGCATACTCTCCGTGACGGTATTGAGGATTTCGATTGCCTTTTGGAGTTCCTTGGCGTCCCCGCTCGCCCCAATCAGAGGCAGATGAATCATCCAGAGGGAGCCGAGTGACGACACAATTTTGTCACCCGCCATTGCTATGAGTGTTCCCGCGCTGGCGGCAATGCCATCATTATAAGTTATAACGGTTGCTTTGTGGCTTTTGAGCAGATTCATAATGGCGTAAGCGCCAAACACGCTGCCACCATTGCTGTTAATCCGCACATGGATTGTTCCTACATCCCCGAGGGCATCAAGCTCCTGTCGGAATCTGTGGGGGATAACGTCATCGGGCCAGTTCCACCATTCCATGTCGTACTGCATGATGTCGCCGTAGATGTAGAGCGTAGCCTCGCTGCCGTTGCTGGTGGCGCTGTTTTCAAAGCGCCAAAATGGCGCTACTTCCTTAGGCATCATCACCGCCCCTTTCCAGATTTGTCAGTTCCATACGCATTGTTTCCTCCTTTACTCTTTGACGGTGATTTACGTTGAAGTCCGTGCCTGTCATTTCAGCCGCCTCGCGCTCTCTTGTGCTTATCCCGGCATCAATGCGCTTGATTGCCGCAGCAACTTCTTTGAGCGGGTCAATCTGTCCTTGCGATGGCCCGTGCCATTCCGCCTTGCAGTACGCTGCGCGGATAATCGGGTCGCCGAAAAATCCCGGAGCGTGAATGCGCCCCTTGGCAACAGCCTCGGTCATCCATTCCTCGTAAACCGGCTGGCAGAAACGCCCTGCAAACCACCTGCGGCGGTTTCGGAAGACTTTCCACGCTTCAAGCATGGCAGCCCGGCTTGCGCTGTAGGAATCTCCGAATACTTTCATCACCAAGTCATATGGCTGCTCAAGCGAAGCGCCTATGCCCTGTGCGGAAGCCCTCACAAACCCCTCAAATGCAGCATTGGGGCGGCCGGGGTTGGCAGTGCTGATTTTTTCGCCCGGAGCAAGGGTAACAATTGCCCCCGGGCCCAGCTCATAGGTGTAATCGTTCTCGGCGTCAATCTGTTCATCTTCGGGCATACCCTCCCCAAGCCCAGCCTGTGGGATATCGGAAGTGACAAATGCCGTAAACATTCCACTTACAACCGCTGCTCGTAGCTCGGCTTCGGTGTACTTCCCAAGATGCCGCAAGCTTTCCATTACCGGCGCCAGGTAGGGGACGCCCCTTGTTTGGTCTACTCGCTCGGACTCCATAAGATGTAGCACATTGCGCCGCCCGGTGGCACGACCGAACGCAGGAATCCTCCTGTGTGAACCGTCAAAGTCTACGGCGCTCGGGTGTTGGTTGGAAATAAAGTAGGCGGCCACTTCTCCACCCCTCTTTTCCACACCTTGGCTGATACTCGAATCGCCATATCTATCGTCGGGGGTACGCACCCGGTCGCCCTCGATGAGTTGGATGCGCAGGTCGTACAAGAAGCCGTTCCTTTCTCGGTATGGAAGTAGCGCGAACACATCACCGGATAGCAGCACACTCATAAAAGCAAGCTGTTGCAACTCGTAGAAGTTGTTGAGTCGGAAGCGGTCGCAGTTTACCGAGCTGGCGAAGTAGTTGAATTCACGCGCGGTTGTCTTTTCCCACGCCTCGGCAGTCTCGTCGCTCATTCTCAGGAAGTCGTAATCAATCGAGGGTTTCAACACCAGCCCATAGCCGACCGCATTGGTGCGCATGGTTTTAATTGCGCTGGTGGCTATGTTCGAGCCGCCCATGTACAAATCCCGTGAGCGCGCCCGGAGCAGGTCGAGATTGTCGTTGATGTCCTCGTCCGGGGAGCCTGTTTCGGTGTCCCAATCCAACATGGACTTTTTGGTAGTATTTGCGCCGTGGCGGGAGTACCCGGAGTTCAAAATCCCTAGCTTCTGCCTCGCCACTTCGCGCTGCAATGCCCTGGATGGAGATATTGCTGCTATCGCCTTATCAAGAAGCGATGGCTCTCTTACTATAATCCTGCTTTTCATCTCCACGCCCCCTATGTAGCCCTCGGAATTACTTGCTGCACCCGAATACGCGACCTGCCCTCGAGGGCAGCAATCTCGTCTTTCCAGTATTTGATGCTTTGCCGAATCTCAGACAGGTCGGCGCGCTTCAACATTCGCGTACCTATTCTGTACTCTTGCCCGGTCATAACTGCCTTTTCTGCCTCAATCCAACCAAGCAGCATGTCATGAGCAAGTGCAATATGCTTTTTCTTGTCCATCAAACATCAATCCCCCTGCTGACTATGCCGCGGCGACGCTTGTTAGCCGCCGGTTTCGTCGTTTTGGTTTTACGCCGTTTAAGCAGCTCGAAGTTAGGGCTGAGGATTTCCATTGCCGCAATCGCGTACACGCGGCAGTCAAGCGGCTCGTTGCGTGCGCCGGTCTTGACTTTCCACTCCGTTTTTGGGCGACCCTTTACCATCTTAGTGACTTTGGTTTCCGAGGTCAGCCCCTCGAAGTATTTTTCATCGTAATTGCACTCTACATCTGCCGGGAAATGACAATACCCGGCTCTCTGTTCGGCCTTTTCGCCGGACAGGGATAGCCGGGTGAGCAGTATTGATTTAGCGGTGTCGGTCGCAACCGTCCACAGCACGTTTTGGGTCTTTTTGGTGCGCGAGTGCATATGGATGATATTCATGCCAGCGCCGCCCTTGCCTTTGATAGCCCACACACCGCGATTTTCGCGCTGCTTGCAGAAGCGGTATACTTCGGGCGTTCTGTGACCACCGCTGTCTATGCAGGTGGTCACGATAGGCAGCGTTCCGCCGTCCTCGCAGGAGTATGTCTTGCGCAGTTGTTGGTCGAGCAAGTCCCACGTTTCGGGCAGCGATGTGTTGCCGAAGATGACCTTGTACTCGATGCCCCAGCTTATTTTGTTCTCGCCCCAGCCGACGACTTCCATTTCAAAGCGGTCGTCCTGCACGTCAACACCAGCGGTGATTACAAGCACACCCTCGGGCGCGGGCGCTGCGTAATGCTCACGGCGGCGGTATAGGTCGTGACCATCCACGCTTTCGCCATCCACCACCCACGGTTCACCCAGCTCAGTGTTTGTCCACACCTTGAGCATTTCAATGTCGTTTTTGGACGACAAGAACGATTCGACAATTGACGCCCATGATTTCCACGGACTAATCAGCGCGCTCAGGTGGAAGCTCTTGACCGCACTGTTCTCCACGGTCTGAAACCATTCGCCCTCTCCGTTCTTCCACGCAATCTCATTGGAAAGCACCCCGCACGATGGACACTCATGCAGCACATCGCCTTTTGCAAAGTCGTACTCTCCGCTGCCCTCGTCTTTCAGATGTCCGAATTTGATATTCGCCCACTTCAATTCGTGGTACGCCCCGCAGTCGGGGCAGGGCAGCTTCCACTTCTCCATCGTGCCGCGGTTGTATTCGTGCTGGATGCGACTGAACCCGTCGATAGTCGGGGTTGATGTCTTGATGATTTTGTAGCTGTAAGGGTATGTCGTGGTACGCTTTTCAACAATCGAAAGCGGGTCGCCCTCTTTGCGAGCGCTTTCCGGCCAGCGGTCAATCTCGTCTGCCAGCAGTACCTTGACCGGGCGCGATGCAAGCCCTACCGGGGAGTTTGCGCCGACGATTGCTAGGTAGCCGCCCGGGAAAAACTTCTTCATCAGCGTGTTCTTCGCGTCTCGGCTCTTTTCCTGTCCCACAATGGTGCTCAATATCGGCGTGTCCCTGATTGTTGGCCCGATGCGCTCCTTGCTGAAATCCTTACCCGCCTTGTCGGTGGGCTGCACCAGCAGCATTGGGGACGGTATGATGTGTGTGTAGTACCCGAAAGTATTCTGCACAACCTCCGATTTGCCTATCTGCACCGACGTCATCAGCACGACCTCGCGCACCTTAATGTCGGAT